GGTTCTTTTTTACTTCAAATTGCACCTTATCAGCATTAAACTTAGATTTCCCTCTAATATTAATATTAAATAAAATGTAATGTTTTAAATTATCTGCTATTTGAAGGTCCGAAGGATACTGCCTAATACTAACATTAAAGCGATTTTTATCAATGCTACCACCCGAGCTTGTACTCTCCTTGTAAGCATCTAAGGCTGTTTTCTGGCGTTCTTTAATATCTGCGGCCATAGGGAATTTCCATAAATAGTAGATTAAGTTATATTATATTTATCCCGTTATGTACAAATCAACTCACAGAGGACGTTACAGGATCTCTAACCCTGTAAAATACAGAGGTAACATTCATGATGTTATCTACAGATCGTCGTGGGAATTAAAATTTATGAAATGGTGTGATAATAATGTATCTGTACTGGAATGGGGTTCTGAAACTATGATTATACCTTATAGGTCTCCAGTAGATAGTAAAATACATCGTTATTTTGTAGATTTCTATATACGGGTTAAAGACAAACATGGGGGCATTACTAAGTATTTAATTGAGATTAAACCAGAAAAATTTACGAAACCACCAGCTATCCCTCAACGCCAAACTAAAAGATTCATTGATGAGGTGTTTCAATACGGAGTTAATCAATCTAAATGGAAAGCAGCTGACGAGTATTGTGTAGATAGAGGTATGAAATTCCTAGTTTTAACCGAAAAAGACCTTGGGCTATAACGGATAAATATTATTATGGCAACTGTTAATCCTTTTCAAGATATTAGAATGAAGGCGGGTGATGTAGATCGCTCTCTTAACTGGTATCAGGTTCAAATTAAGAACCTTAAAAACGTCAGACCTAATCAGTTGATGGCAAATACACCTGAGTTAACGACAACCATTATGCCTGGTAACATGTATATGTTCTTTTACGATGCTAAGTTAAAAGAAAAATTACCTTACTGGGATATGTTTCCTTTGGTACTGCCTTTTAGAAAAGTACCGGGTGGGTTCTTTGGATTAAATTTGCATTATATACCTTACCCTGTCAGATTTAAATTACTTGCTGCGATGCATGATTTAGCTTACGATGCTAAGGTTACTGAAAATACAAGACTTCAGTTAAACTGGAGAATATTGAATGCTTCAACTAGATATGCACCAGTTAAGGCTTGTGTAAAACATTATCTTTTTGATCAGCTTCAATCTAGATTTTTAAAGGTACATTACCCTGATTGGGTTACTGCTTCACAATTACCTGTTGAGAGGTTTGTTGGAGCTAATAAAACAGAGGTCTGGAGAGATTCCAGAAAAAAATACTAATGGCAAAGTCTAATTTTAATTTAAGTCAGTTTATAGGTGCAGTTAGAGAAGATAGTCTGGCCAGAGTAAATAGGTTTGAGGTCTTTATTAATGCTCCAAGCTCCCTAACCAATAAAAATATTGCTAACTCAGGTGCTATAAGTTTGTATTGTGAGATGGCAAGTTTACCCCCTGTAAATATATCGACTAAGTCTTTTAAGATCTTTGGCCCTACCTATCAAAGACCGTTTAGCGCGGAGTACGGAGGCGAAGGTATTTCTATGACTTTTCACGTTGATAGGGATATGCAAGTTAAAAAATTCTTTGATAATTGGACTGCTAAGGTGGTGGATCCTGATTCAGGATTTGTAGGGTTTCAAGAAGATTATATTTCTTCAATTAGACTTAGGCAGTTAAATGAGCAAGATGATATTACATATGAATTAGAGCTGTATGAAGCATTTCCTCGAAGTGTAAATCTTTTAGAATTAAATAATTCTGCTCAAAATCAAACCCATCGGCTTAACGTACTATTTGCATACCGTTACTGGAAAGATGTAAGCCCGGAATTTCAAACTATGCCAATGGATATTCCTAGACAACGTTTGTTTCCTCAAGTACCGGTCGCTGATGTTAGAAATAGACAATTTAGTCCATTTACCGCACAACTTGAATTTGATACCCCGGGGTCTGATCTACCCATTTCAGCTTAATAATAGGAAAATATAATGGCTTTACCAAAATTAGAAACACCAACGTATGAATTGATTCTACCATCGACAGGTAATAAACTTAAATTTAGACCTTTCTTAGTTAAAGAACATAAGATTCTTTTAACTATGTCAGAAGCCGATAATAATGAGGTAGCAAGAATTATAAGAGAGTTAGTAGATGTATGTACGTTTAAAACTCTAAAGATAAAAGAATTACCGCATTTTGATATTGAATATATCTTTATGCATTTAAGAGCAAAGTCAATTAGCGAGACTGTTGAAGTCGTAGTTAATTGTGAATGTGGCGAAAAGATAGATGCTACTTTCAATATTGATCAACTAAAGGTAGTAAAACCTGAAGGTCATTCTAATAAGATTATGATTAATGATGAAATCGGTATTGAGTTGAAGTATCCAAATATCGATGATGTTGTAGATGTATTTGCTACTAAAGATAATCAGAAGGTAATAGATCTAATAATAAGCAGTATTAAAGCTATCTACAATCAAGAAGAGTATTGGGAGGCATCAGATCAATCGAAAGAAGAGTTAGAAGAATTTATTTTTTCTTTAACTAAAGAACAGTTTGATAAACTTGAACAGTTCTTTGTAACTTCTCCTAAGATTGTTCAGACTATTGAATGTGATTGTCCTAAGTGTGGAAAGCATAATGTTACCAAGCTTGAAGGATTACAAAATTTTTTCGTATAACCCTTTCCCAGGATAGTTTAGTTAATTATTTTACACTGAACTTTTCATTAATGCACCATCATAAGTACAGCTTGACTGAAATTGAAAATATGATGCCGTGGGAGAGGGAGATTTATGTTTCGTTATTGATAGATTTTATTAAACAAGAAAACGAGAAGTTGAAAATACTTAAACAAAATGCGAGGAATACATGACTAAAGAAAATAAAAAAGAAGAAAAAGTACAAAAGAAAGCAGATGAAGATTGGATGACCAAGAAATGGCGTCCAATGATGGCAATTATGTATATGACATGTTGTCTTATGGATTTTGCGATATTCCCAATTATGTTTACCATTGTTCAGTTCTGGGAAACAGCTATACAAAATGATGCATTTAGACAATGGGTTCCTATTACGTTACAGGGCGGTGGTTTGTTCCACGTTGCCATGGGTGCTGTGTTAGGGGTTTCAGCCTACGGTCGTACGCAAGAAAAGGTAGCAGGAGCATCCAATGTCTCAACTAGTTTCCAAGGAGGCGGAGTACCAACACCTAACCTATCTTCTTCAGTACCCTCATTCTCAGGCGGGGGATTTAACTCCCCACAACAATCCTCAGGCTTTGGACCTCAGAGCCAATCATACGGTTCATCCCAGTCCTATAATACTACAGAAACTGTAACTGAATTTAGCATGAGTCCTGCTCCTACATCGGCACCCGGTGGAAGAAGACCCGTTACTCCTAACTTCAACGTATAATGCAATCTCCAACAGCATCTGATCCTAGCTTTAAAGCGTTTCTGGAGAAACTTCAGGAACAGAATTCTCGTAGTTTTATTACTCAGCTTATTCAGCTTAAGGCGGAAAGAGAAATTGCTGGTGAAGATAATGATAAGAGAGAAGAGCAGCTGGATGAAGTAATTAAATCTCTTAATAATTTAAGGACTGCAGTTACAGGTATTAATATTGAAATTAATATTGAACCACTGGTTAATATCGGTGAAAATCAAACTAGACTATTAGAAGAATTATCAAGAGAAGCATCTTTAACTCGTAAACTTACTGAGGGTAGTGTTGAGTATGATAAGGAAGCAGCTCAGTACAGGAATACCAGCGGTCGTGATATTGAAAGTAAAGTTTCTGGTAAGACATCTAAGAGCGGTGGTTTTATAGATTTTGAAACTGCAAGAGATACCTTATCAGGTCAAGGTAAGAGGGTCAGGGAGGATAATGCCTTTGATTTAAAACCTATAAATTATACTCCTGGTAAAGTAGTAGCATCTACTGTAAAGGGATCCGGAATACCGGTCTCTAAAACAGTGAAAGAAGAAGAGAATCAAGATCGTAGTTTATTAGATGCAATAAAAGACAGTATAAATTTTGTTTTAACTGATGGTTTATCTGAAAAAACTGGTTATGATATTTTTAAGACTCCATCGAAAGATGTAGCTAAAAAGGAAAGAGAAGCTAAAGTATCTAGCCCAAGACAAGAAAACCCAGAAGCAGATAATA